GAGTAGAAGTTGTATCGACGGCGAACTAAGTAATTCGGCAGTGCGTCGGTGAAGTTCTCTTCGGGAGGATCAGTGATGCGCGTAATCGTTGTCTGAAAATCGGGGTCGTAGTCTGTTCCCTTGTAGGCTGGCTTCGGACGATCGTGCAACGGCACCGTGACCGTATGGCTGGTGATGCCTACGTTGCCGGAGCCGACGCCATCGTCTGCCTTGACCACGAGGGTATAGTCCCCAAGTGCAGCGTTGGACGGAACGTTAATGCTCCCGTCAGCACCCACCCACGATGGGTCAACGGTTCCCGCCTGATAGGAAAAAGTCAGCACCTGCTCGTCAATGCAGTAGCTCGCAACATAAGCACTGCTCCCCCGTTCAATCTGAATCAGGGGAACAGTGCTCCATACCGGCGGCTCGTTTACCGTGATGATGGGTGCTGGATTAGCCGACCTAACCCCGAACGCCATCATTACTCTCCGTCAAACGAGAGGTTCACCGTGTAGGTCGCGCCCTCGGGCATCGACTTCAGTGCGCCGCCACCGTCCACATCGGGGTGCATCCCGAGCCAGAGCAGATTGTTGCTTCCGTCGCGGACGTAGTACCCACTGACGCCGCCCGAAGCTCCACCCGAACCAGCCGTGAAGACGCGAGCCGTGTTAGTCGCCGGGTTGCCGGAGGAGCCACCCGTCGGAATAGTCCACGAACCGCCAGTGATGGCGATCTCGTTGGACGGGGACAGGTTGGTGATGGGGGTGATATCAGCGAAAACCACCGCCTCACCGAGCGCCACCAGATTTGTGCGCGAGTTGCCCATCAAGCCGACATACAGAGTGCCAGCCTGAAGGATGAGCTGCATCATCCGCTCTTCGCCAATATTCGGAACATAGTCAGCCATTGTCGTTTACCTCTACGGTTGGATCCAAAGTGTGACGTCCAGCGGATTGACGGTGACAGACCCGTAATTCGTGGCGCTAAATCTACTGGCGTACAGCCTCAAAGCCATATCTACTGGACCTGCCAAATATCTTTGAAAAGCGAATGGGGCCAGAACGTTAGAAAGATACGGGTTATCTACTCCGCCTGGAAGAGGGAAGTTAGAGTTGAATGGGAGACCAGAAGTTGGAGACTCTGGAAACGTGTTATAGACTACTCCGTCGCTAACTCGAACAAAATCCCAACGAAGATTTATCGGCGGACCGTATGGGCTGGAGGTGTTGGCGTCAGCCCACGTTCCGTATGCCCGAACAATCGCGTTCCCCAAAATCCACCAATAACCAGAGGGGACTGATACGTTCATGGTGCCAATAAGACTCCATGTTCCGTCAGAAGCTAGGGTTGCCCCAAATCCAGAAAGATTACCTCTTAAACTCTGGTTGAATCCCGGTATGCCCTGGATACCTTGGATACCTTGGACACCCTGAATACCCTGCGGACCGATGGGACCTTGAACTCCCTGTACGCCTGTCGGCCCCACCGGGCCAGGAAGCTGCGGACCGGCTGGACCGACGGGGCCGGGTGAGCCAACGACACGACCCTCCAAGCCAGCCGGAGTCATCTTCAGGATGTCTGTACCGAATATGGACATGCGGATGTCGTTGAACCCGGCACGGTAGAACCCAGAGAGTGGCTCGTTCGTAAAGGTCATCGATGGAGCGCTGATCGTACCATCGGCGAACTTAAACGGGGCGAGCATGCCTCCGCGACCATTACGGTCCAACGAATCCGTTAGGGCAGCAGCGACATCTGCCATCGTGGGGTTCGCCCATGTGGAGGAAATGACTGTGCCAGTGACTACCGGATTGCCAGCCGGGAGAGTGAAGTTACCGCTTGAATCACGAGGCATTTATTGATCCTCATTAACTTGGTCAGAAATGACCGCATTGCGAGCATATTCCCTCAGCAGCGCGGGGTAGCGATCTAGAAGTCCCTTTTTCCCGTACTGAGCAACCATACGCTGAACTGCTTTGGTGGAAAGTACATTGGCTCCGCCACCCATCGCCGCCACCCCGGCAGCTCCACCAAGTGCGCGTTCTCCCCAACTGGCGTCTTTGCCAGCGGACAGCGCACCGAGTCCCCCGCCCACGAGACCCATCGCTGCGGCCATCTGAAAAGTTCCAAAGTTAGATGGAAACTTAGGCAGAGCCTTTGCTGCATCATCGGCGAAGTCCTTAGTGGGCTCTCTAAGGTTGCTCTTTCTTACGATCTTTTCCCATTGCTTGGGGGTAAACTCCGCACCAGCCTCGCCCTTTGCCGCCTGTTTGACTTTAAGCCAGTTCGCATACCTCTTTGAGTTCTGTGCGTAGGTCGTCCAAAGAGGATCCCCATCGACGTTACGAGCATTCTGCCGCAGAAGATCTCGATACATTCTCTTGTCCACAGTTTTAGATACCTGCTGCAATTCAGCAGCGCGGTGCCTAGTGAACGAAGATTTGAGATAGTCAGACCTAAGCTCTTCAACGTACTGTTTGAAGTCTGCCATATGTCGGCCAGTGATGGGCTTCCCAGCCTCTGGGATCACCGCACGGGGTTTGCGACGACGAATGGCGTTGACGATTTTCCGTGGGACATCGAATCCATTGACCACGGCCTTGTTCGTATCATCAAATGCCCTATCCCATTCGGCGGTGGCGTGCTTCATAGCTTCGTAGACATCGTCGCCTTTCTGGAACACAGAATTCACAGGAACCCTATGTGGAAGAGCGTCTTCAAACAACTCTTCTCTTACAGCATCCACGACTCTTCTATTTTGACCACGAAGTCGCTGGCCAGGAATGTTGGCTACGACATTGCCGTACAAAGCTCTGACGATAGAATCCTCAGGAAGAGCTTGGGTGATTGGAACATGCTCCCCCGTACGATCCATGACCCTACGGGCAGAGTCAGTGATTTTAGGCCGCATAGCGCGAGCTAGTTTCCCACCTACCTGACCTGCCGCGTTCATCCCACCACCAAAGAGGGCTCCCGTCGCAGCACCACCAGCTCCCTCACCGGGGTTCGACATTAGCAGACCGGCTCCAGCGCCTTCGAGAGCCGCGCCAGTAGCACGCCCCACCCTAGCAGCCCCCGGCACCCGTGCGGCCATCGACAGCGCCCTGGATGCGCCTGGAAGCGCTCCCGCCGCCCTGCCCAACACCCCTATCGGGGCAGTCGCTGCGATCTGTCCAACCAGTCTACCACCGGCACCTCCACCCGTGGACAAAAGGTCCTTTTCTATCTCATTCTTACTTGCGATGGCTTCGTCAGAGAATCTACCCTCTGCACCAAGGAGATTACCTGCGCGATCAGATACGCTTGCAAGGCCAGAACCGATACCAGCCAGAGTTCTGTCTAGACCCCCACTCTTCTTAATGCCAGTATTGATGCGCCCAGCGCCGGTCGCAATCTCGAAATTCTGACCCTCACCACCTGAGGATGCCCGATAGCTCTTTTCGTCCGCAGCGATATTCGCCAAAGACTGTTTCTTAGCTTTCTGACGCTTCCTCCAAGCCAGATATTCCTGGTACTTGGCACGAGCTTCTGGGGTGTCTTCCATTATGGATTAGCCTTCAGGAATGCTTCGTAAGATAAGTCATCTTCTTGCTCAGGAGCAGTCGCAGACTCTGCAGGTCCAGTAGAGGTAAATGGATCCCATGCGCGGAAGGGTCCTTCTCTACCGAGTCGGCTAAAGAACTCTTCCCGAGATTCCTCATCTGGCAGGTTAGCGAGGGCTGTATTCTGTTCCGCTTCAACTAGAGCAAGAATATCGGGCCAGCGACGACGGAAAACTTCTTCATCAAAGTTGCCGGTCGCCATTTCACGAAGCAGCCGCTTCATTTCTTGGTCTGTAACCGCCGCACCAGATCGGCTTTTCGTGATCATGTTGCCGAGGCTGGCGAGGGTAGAACGAACCATCTGGGCTTCTTTCCCCACAGCCATATCGGGGAAGAATCCCTCAACTCTACCCACGCCGGGGAGGGGCTTATCCTGATAATTCTGAAGAAGGAGGTTAGCCTGCTCCGCTCCGGTGATCATGGAGTTAATTTGGTCCTTATTGTAGACCGCCGCAGTCTTCATGATCGCGCGTTCACGATCTTTGTCGATCTTGGACTTACTCTTAAAGTCCCGCTCTAAAGCCAACCGAGCCTCACGATCAAGGGCAGATTCTTTGCTGCGCCACAGACGATCCAGCTTGGCCTCTTCTGCTCGGGCAGTAATCGAATCAGCCGCCATCTGTTCCTGGCTCTTTCTCCACCTATTCGTAGAAGCCTGCTGGCCGATAGTTCCTGCTTGGTCAGTCGCCTGCTTTACCATCCCAGCCCCCATAGGAGCCAGCACACGGTCGCCAGTAATCTGCCCGAGCTGCCCGATCTGCTGCTGCTTACGGAGTTTCTGGGCAAGCATCATCATCCGTTCCCGGTCTGATGTCGGTTCACCAACGATGGCGGAGTAAATGTCCTCCATCTCAGAGACCCTCTAGTGAAGTCCCAGGCATCGGTACGCCACTGAAGTCGGGCTTTTTGCGACGCATTCCGCGAATGACGTCCCAATAAGTCTGACGACCTTCAGTCTGTTTGTCTCCCAAAGTACCTCGCTCAGCTTCTAGCTCTTTCATCTTCCTTTGGGCGTTGTACTGCTCCAAGCCCTTGCCGATGTGCTCCAGCGGATTAGCCGCAACGTAGACCCGGCCAGCTTGCCGACCCTCTGGGGCAGCCTGATAGCGGAGACCCTCTTGAACAGCCATCTGGCGAGCGTTCTCAGCCATCTGCTCATCGATGATACCGAGCTCCACCATTTTCTGGAGGTCCTCTTCAGACATCTGTTCAAGACCGAAGGCCTCCATATTGGGCTCTGGACCCAGAAGAGAGTCCATACCAGTCGTCATCGGATCATCCTGTCCAGGATACGGCATTACCAAATCCTCCGGTAGTCAACGACAGCGTAGCCGTTGATGTGACCTGCAATCGCGTGCGGGACCTCGTCGGCCATGACGCCAATATCGTCATCGCCCCAGACGTACGTCCAAGCGTAGATATTAACTCCACCAACCTCGGTCAGCTTGCGAATATTGCGCTTGAGCCTGCGGTCGCTGAAGCCGGCGAATCCACCAGCCATGGAGCCGACGCCAGACATCATACCCTGCATCGCTGCTTGCTCGGCGTTGAACGAGTCAAGGGCAGCCTGTCCGGTCATCTGCGCAGCAGCGAGGTTCTGCGTACCCTCTGATCGCTGTGCCGTGTTGAACTGAGGCATCCCCGGCATACCGACTTGCTGGCCCGTGAGGATGGCGTTGATCTCGTTCAGGGAGAAGCCGCGACGCTGCATCTCTTCGGCGATAGACTGCTGCCGCTGCTGAGTGTTGTATCCGCCAGCCTGGATGTCCTGACCGAGCTGCTGCCCGATGGCGTTATTACCGAAGTTGGCCTGCTGAGCCATTTCTCCGGTCATCATGCTGCGACGCGCTGAGTCCATACCAAACTCACGGGAGGCCTCTTGTCCGCCGCCCATGATAGACTCGTTCATGGCGGTCTGGTAGGCATCTTCCTTGCTGCGGCCGAAGTTGCCCATCTCGCGCTCCCACGCCGCATCACCCTCGCGCAACCCTTGATTGTAGAGCCGCGACCGGATGTCGCCCTCCTCCTGCTGGAAGCGCGGGTCGAGTCGGCTGGTGGCGCGTCCGTAGATTGCGTTCTCGGCCCTGTTGCGAGTATCAGCGCCGCTGGACACTTCCGGAGCACCAGAGAAGTCGAGGCTGGTCTGCAACTGTCCGGGGTTGACTCTGCCGCCACCCTCAGGCATACGGCTCCAATCCATTTCCTGCCCGTACTCGCCCTGAGCGCGGGTCAGCATCGATTCAGCAAGCCCGGAACGCCCCTGCTGGATGCGCTGCTGAGAGTCCAGAGACGACTGTTGCTCTGGGGTCAGGTTTAGGTTCTGGGTCCACTTGTTGATGTACTGATTGGTTGTGGGGTCCCATTCAGACTGATTACTCCAAGTAGACTGCCCCCACGGAGTATTCTGCGTCGGACGATTAGCCCACGTCTGCTGCTCAGTGACCTCGCGAGAGGATTGTGCCTGCTCTCGTGCAGCGCCAGCGTAGTCGGGAGCTTTGGGTGCTGATTTGCTCATCGTGCCCTACCCCTCGGCTGACGCAATGCCTGAGACATCATTGCTTGATTTTGAGTCGGGGCCGTGGTGACGCCTCGGGGTCTGCGCATATGCGTCAACAATGCAGAAACAGACTGTAGACGATTCAACGATTTATCGTCCATGCCGCGTAGTCGGTTCCACTGCGACTGATCGTTGACAGGCATAGAGAAACCGCCCCGAGTGTACGTCGGAGTAGCGTTCATTCCCGGTCCGAGATTATGCGCCGGAGGCGTAGCCTGAGCAGCAAATGGATTCGGAGTATACTGCCGAGTCGGCCCAGACTGGACTGGCCCAGACACGACATTCTGCGCCGCATTAAACGTATTGCCGAAGTTCTGCGGAGGAGCGGCAGTTCTACTCATCGTCTAACCTCTTCTCGGAGATCACCATGTCAACTCCCTTCGCCCACCCGTCAACGATTCTATATTTTTCTACGAAGCCGAGGGCGTGCTGGAGCTTGAGGCTGGCTACATTATCCCCCGGCGTTACACCCAATGCAAGCATTCTGTTATGAGACCTGAGATACTTCCACGCCTCGTTAGGGAGGAAGTTGTGTTCAAGCGCTCGGGGATGTTCAATCCACATGTGAATCTGTGCTGCGTTGACCGTCCAGTAGTCAAACAAAAGCGTGGCGAGGTGATTTCCCTCATAGTCGCGACAGGTGATTCCCCCGACATTAAGGGAGGGAACGTAGCTGAGGCGTAGAGAACACTCGGCAATCTCTTCCGGGGTGCTGGCATGGAGGTTCATAGCATACCTCCCACGTCCACCATAAGATCCATACTTATCAGGGTTGTGGGTACTACGGAGCTCCCACGCAGCGCGACGGCGATATAGCGCCCAAGTCCAGCGCCTCCATAGGCTTTTGATTCTGTTATCCATTCACCACCCCATAGAGCTGAGTCCCACTGGCCTGCGTCCCAAATCCCAAGTCCTGCGTCTTGCAGTGTAGGGGACCCAATGATAGAGGTTATGTCAAAGTCGTAGCGAGCCTGGATGTCGTACACCGGGATAAGAGCCCCGATGAAGATTGGTCGAATGAACTGCACTCGCTTGAACTTAGTTGGGTCCTGCAGCCCCTGATAGCTAGTCAGCAAAGACCAGACGATTGGCAATGCCGCGTCGACATTACCAGTCATCTTGAATACTGAGCGGCCATCGTCGAACTTAGTGCCGAAGTACAGCTCCCCAAGATGCTCGCCGACGCAATTCATCGGCACACCCTTATAGATCGTCCACGCTCCCGTAGTTCCAGACATAACGAACTGCACGTTAGAAGAACCATTTTTCGGAGGTACGCAGATCATCAGGTAGCCGAGGCGTGGATGCTGCACGATATTCCAACCGAGCTTAGACTTGCTCTCTGCCATCTCTTCGCGTATGAAGCGATAGAGCTTTCTGGAGAGGTATGCCTCGTTGCTCTCCGCTCCGATGCCGCTGATCACTTTAGACATGCGAAGAAGGCCAGCCTCGGTTAAGACCAGCAAGTCTCCACCGAAGTTAGTGACAAAATTTCGGCCAGCCGGAGTTGAGCCGATATACCACGACCCCTTCATGCCGAAAGCTGCCGCGTTGCTGGGATCAGTTCCCTGATACACCAGTGCGTCGCCGCCTCGGCTAAGGGCCACGAGGTAGTCGTTGATGCCCGAACCGCCCTCTACGGTCCAACTCCATACTCCGATGAGGGAGCCGCCGTAACTGAACTTAGGACCAAAGTCAAACGCAGTAAGGGCTCCGCTAACCTGTCCAATGGGGAGGTAGTAAGCGACTGCCTTATCGCGGACAGTAAACCAGATGCGATTCTTCCACACCATCACGTTGACTATTTGGTCAGGATTGAACGCTGACCCGCCAAGAGTCAAGTCTGGTATCGCTGCCCAAGTATTCGTGTCTTCCTCGTAACGGAAGCCACCATTGACCTCGTCCGCGTAAAGGAGATATGAGCCACCGATGGCTACGAACTCAATAGACGTGCCCCATCCAGCATTTCCAGTCGTGGTGGTGAACTGCACTTTCTCCACCGGCGTCGCCGGAACTGTGATATCGTAGATGCCGTTATTCGTCGTGCAGAAGAATTTGTTCTTGCTACCGTCGTCTTTCGTGCCCCGATAGCCTAGGATGGTGCGCACATCCACGGAGTCAGGGATTAGGGCGGAGTGTGCTACGTATCCTTCTCGCACCCGCAGTCCGTACTCCGCTGGCAGCAAGTTGATGCAGTAAACAGAGTCATTTGCCGACATCGCTGCCAGCGAGTCAAGCGAATTCACCCCACCAGTCGGCGCTGGGAAGGGTATGCCTGTAGTCGTCTGCTTCATCAGCTACCAAACCCCGAGTCCGGAAGGTTCTCATTATCGATGAGGCGAGGCCCGTAGCCCGACTTCGCTACATCGAGCGTCTCGGAGGGGCGGTCGCTACTAAGGACAGAGTCCAGAATAGTGGAGAACTCCTGGAACGCGCCAGTGGCGTCGAAGCCCTTAGCCCTTAGAAACTTGAACACCAGCATACGCGACGCCAGTACAGACTCAAACAACACGATGTCGCCGGGGTCGTCTACCTTGTCCTTATAGACGTCGATTTGCGTACCAGATAACACCCACGCGCGAGTGCGATACTCGTAAGCGAGGACAGTTCCGGCGGGAATGGCGTCTACGGGGATAACAAACTTACGGCGAGCTAACCGGAAAATGGCCTGGAACGTGAGGGAGGGATTCTCCCGCGCCCACAGGGTCCAAGTTTGCGGAGTAACAGATCCGTAGAGGGGCCAGTTGGAACCGCGGTTCCACACCGTGCTCTCCACCACAGAGAGAAAGTCGTCGGGCAGGTCATACTCAGACTGACCCGCCACGACGGTGATTGTCCCCTCCCGCACCGCCATGTTCCACTTTGGCATCAGCGTAAGCTCCCGACCACAAATGGTCAGGAGCTTGATCAACTGCTTAAACGCCGGGTCTGGACTAGAGAACGGAGCGGTGTTGGCCGTCAGCCCGACTTCAACTGCGGCAGTGTTGATGATCTCACTCGCTGATTCAAATCGGGCTACGTTCGCCATTACTCTTCCTCAGGTTCTGCCAACTTAGCTTCGAGATCGGCAATGCGGCGCAGCAGCTCATCGACGTCGGGCTTGGACGCCTGATCCAGATAAGCACGAGCTTTCTGCTTCAGGTCCGTGAGGCCGGGGAAACGACCACAGATGTCGTCACTAACCTCGGCCAACTGCTCAACTGTGATAATCTTCACATACTTGAGCTCGTCTACCATCGTGCGCTTGACCCACACCATCTCCGACAGCGGGGTGCCGATAATCGGGTTCTCCACGCCCTTCTTGAACAGGTCGTAGTGACGCGGGAACCGCTGACGGTCGTGCTGCGACACAGGTCGGTTGACGATGTTGGTGTCGTTGCCGGGGCTGCGAATCTCCACGTACTCTTTCTCGACGTAGATCGGTCGGCCAGCTTCGGCGCTCTTAACTTGGTCTTCCACGGAGTTCAGGTAAAATCGCACCCAAACCTTCTTGTCGTCCGAGTATCGGTCCTCGAACACCCTCGGGTCAAAGTCTGCTTCAGCTCTCATCTCGTTCTCCTTATAGTATTGGATTAGGACGCCGGGTCGCGGTCTGTGTCGTACTTGAAGTCAGTACCGGGCGAGCCGCCGATGCGACTACCGCCCAAAGAAGCGTGGTCAGCGCCGCGCAGGCCGATGCCCTGAGTAGCGAAGCCAGTCGGGTTGTTAGACGTGTCGCTGTCGAACACGATTGGAACAGCGGTTTCTTTCGGGCTTGCAAAGGTCGCAGCCATGTTTATCTCCTATGAACAGAAAGGTTGGATGAATCGTCGTAGGCGTCCGCCCGTTCCCGTTTCCGGGATGGGTGTGAAGTAGCCATCGCCAGTACCATCGGTAGAGACTCCACCAGACGCTTGCACGATGATCGTGTGGCTGCGAGTTGCTGAGCCACCGGACGTCAGTCCGCCAGTCGCAGTATAAGCAAACGCCCGAGCGATTGCAACGGTCGCTGCACCACCTGTCGACGCTCCGCCGGACGCTGTATGTCCATACGCCACGACATCTAAGAATTGGACCGTCGCTGCGCCAGCAAGAGTTCCACCACCAGACGCTGCATAACTCTTGTTCTTGAACGCCGTCGCCGCGCCACCAGTGGAGGCCCCACCAGACGCTGTATGCGGGTGATCTACACCGCCGACGTTGAAGCTGGTGGAGGCCGCGCCACTGAGCGCTCCACCGCCGGACGCTGTACGCGACCAGTTGCGGCTGACAGTAGACGTTCCGCCCGTCGCCGCGCCGCCTGTCGACGTATGAGCGTAGGCAGTCGTGTCGAGGAACGACGTAGTCGCCGCACCGGAGAGCACGGCTCCGCCAGTGGCAGTCCCAGCCCACGAGTGAGTCCAGGAACGGGTGGCTGCCCCACCTGTAGACGCACCGCCCGAGGCTGAGTGACTTTTTGCTGTGGTCCTGGCTACGGTCGCCGCGCCACTAGTCGCCGCGCCCCCGCTTGCGGAGTGAGTAAACTCGTTCGTTCCGGCGGCCTGATAGCTGGCACTCGCTTGACCACCAGTGAGCGCCCCGCCAGAGGCTGTACGATCCCAAGCATGGGTGAATGCTAGAGTCGCAGCGCCACCAGTCGCAGCGCCACCAGTCGCAGTCTGGGACAGCCCACGGATTACCGTCGCTGCGCCGCCCGTAGAGGCTCCCCCTGTGGCGGAGTGAGCATACGCCACAAGATCTAGGAACGAGACAGTCGCCGCACCGTTGAGCGCCGCCCCGCCAGAGGCTGAGTACGCGAACGCTATCGTGCGAGCTACAGTCGCCGCACCGCCAGTCGTTGCTCCGTCAGAGGCTGAGTGTGTCTGACCGCGGATTACCGTCGCTGCGCCGCTGGTCGTGCCACCACCAGAGGCCGAGTGCGGATAGTCAGTACCGCCAGCATCTAGCTGAGCGGTAGCCGCTCCAGACAAAACTGCGCCACCAGACGCCGAATGAGAGAATGCCGAAAGATCTACGCCCAGACCATCAAATATCGTTACATTCGCGTTGTACGTCAGATTATCGAAATATGTCGCAGACGGAGTAAGGGTGGAGTCTGCATAGTACGAGCAGGTCGCAGCCCCGCCAGAAGTCGCACCACCTGTCGCCGTGTGCGAGTAGGAGTTGAGAGAACTGTCGTATTCGGTCGTCGCCGCGCCAGCCGCGAGCATCCCACCAGTAGAAAGGAATGCAAATGCGACAGTGCGAGCCAGAGTCGCTATGCCGGAGAGCAGACCACCAGAAGAGGCTGAGTGAGTAAATGCTATCGTTCTACTGACGGTAGCTTCGCCAGACGATGCCATGCCGCCAGAGGCAGAATGAGTGAACGCAGCAGCTTTAGACGCCGTCGCCTCGCCACCTGTCGTACCACCGCCGGAAGCCGTGTGCGAGAATTCGTTGATTGACTGTGGGCGCAGGACAACTGTCTCTGCGACCCACGAATCAGTAGCGCCAGTCGTTCCACCTGCTGTGATGGCAGCGGGGTCATATTGTCCAGAGCTCCATCCGGTGTAGTAGCCGGAGCCGGACATGGAGTCGTAGGTATCAGCGGTAGTGCCGCCGAGCCAATCTTCTGAGAAGTCTGTGGGGGCCGTGAATGCAGTTCCAGTACCGGCAGCAGACGAACCGAGCCACAAAATCCACGCGCCAGCAGTTGTCGGAGTAATCGCTCCGGGGTTCGGACGACCAGAAGCCGTACCACTGGCAAAGACGGTCGTTACATCTAACGGAACGCTGGGGTCAACTCCACGAAAAACGTGGACTTCCCATCTCTGCGCGTTGCGAGCATTACCTGACGACGGAATAGTGATCGACGTGTCAGGCGTCGACGTCATGAACTTGTACGAGTACTGCTGATACGAGTAGTTCGCTACACCCGTATTAGACCGAAACGTACCATTCGTCCAGCCGGAAATCGCCAGCGTTGTCGGTGCGTAGCTCGACCCAGAGGCAGCAGCGACCTTGATGAATACAAGATCGCCCTCGGCTGGAGACGAAGCAAGACCACCCGTCAGCGTCCCTGACAGAGACTGCGAGCCAGTCGCAACAGAGCCAACCCGACCGCTGGCTACTCCGCCGACGTATTGCAGAGCCATGAGGCTAGGGGGCCGAAGCCCCCTTCCCCTTAGTCAAGCGTCAACTGGAGGGTCACGGTGATGGTGTCACCGTTATTCTGCACGTTGAACGGAGCGCCGGTGAAGCGCTCGCTCCACATCAGCGTCGTGCCTGCCGCATCCGTGATGTAGTAGCCATAGACGTTGCCCAGAGCACCCGTGAACGTGAAAACCTGAGCACCCGAGTCGTATGTCGCCACTGCCGGGTCGGCATTCGTGACAGTCCACGAGCCGTCCGTAAGCGTCTTATCGGCGTATCCGTTGCCAGAGGCGACAGTGTACGTTGCGACGGTGTCGCCCTCGGCGGGGGTGACGTCGTTGGTGTAGAGTTTGAGGAGCAGGTTGCCAGTCGCCACATCACCCAGAGCGCGACGAAGCAACGTCTGTGCGCCAATCGTTGGAACGTTAAGAGCCATTTTCGTTTACCTCATGCGTCCTGGACGAGTCCAGTACAGTGAAAGTTGACAAGACCATTGGAAGAAGAAACCCGGACAACGGCCCCCGCCGCGACCATCAGGGGTGCCGTGGCTGTGGAGTCGTTGCCGGGAAGGGGGACGTTATAGATGACGTACTGACTAACGTCGTCAGCAGCGCCACCGGGGGCGATGCTGACTTTGACAGCCGTGGCGTCAGCCGAACGGTTAGAGCAGATGACACGAAGCGTAGCTCTCTTCGCAGCCGGGACAGTGTACAGATTGGTTAGCTGTCCTGAGCTGGGAGACAGAGACACAAAGGCGTGAACGCTCATAACTGCAGAAAGACGTTCAATGCCTCAGTGTCTTCTTTGGCTTCCTTCAGGCCCACCACATCCTCCTCCTCGATAACGACTTCATGCTCTTCGTTAGGAGAAGGAGAATCGTAGGTGTGCCTGACGTAGCCCATCACTGCGAGGGAGTAGATCCCTTACCGAGAGGATAGACCACCGCTGGTTCCTCGACTACTTTCTCGGCTTCGGTCTCTTCGGGGGCTTCTTGCAGGCCATCCTCGATCTCCTCTTCCTCGTGCTCTTCGTGAACTACTTTCTTGCGAGCCATCTAGTTCTCCTTACGCCGCCGAGGCGTCATCCACGAACGGGTACATGATCTCCACTTCGGCAAAGCCAGCCGCAGGAGTACCGTCCGCCGAAGCGAACTTCGCGTTCTTCACGCGATCACCCGCTACGACGGCATCGTCGACCGTTCCACTCGCCGCTCCGTAGACCAGCGCGTTGTCAACGACCGTACCCGCCTTCGCAACCGCCTTGCCGTAGATCTGGTACCAACCGAACTGATTGGCGACGCATGCCGACATGGCGATTGCCACCGGGCCGATCGAGTTGGCCGCAAACAGAGCCGTGGAGTGATCGTCCTGGTTGAACACCACCAGCGAACCGACGACGGTGCTGACGACGCCCTTGAGGTAGATGAACTCACCCTCGCCGTAAGTGGGGTCAGTTGCCTGAACCCGCGAACCGAGAGGCATGAGCTGAACCGTGCTGTTGACCTCGATGGCCTGAGGCACGATGTACGGAGTATTCTTGAACTGAAAAGGCATAGGGTTCTCCTAAGAGTGGGGCGGCTCGCAACCGCCCCGACCCTATCAGTTGACGTCCAGACGGCCCTGGAACTGCCGACCCGACGTGGTCAGGTTGCCAGCCCATGCCAGGATCTGCACTTCCGCGTCCTGGTTGATCGCATACCGCTTGTTCGGCGACAGCGAGACCATGTTGCGGTCACGGTGCGGACGATAGTGGAGGTACTTGGTATTCAGGAAGAACGCCGTTCCCTGCGGGCAGAACCCGCCGATGCCACCGTCCAGAACCACGTCGCAGTCCATGTACTTGATGGACGGGAAGCCGAGGCCACCCGTATCAGCACTCGTGAACCGCTGGTTCGCCTGGAGGGAAGCGAGGTAGGCCAGCCAGACCACGCTATCGCAGACGATGAGGTCCGGGCGCTCCGTGCCGCGCACCAGAGTCGACCACAGAGCGTTCATGTCCGCCGCAAGGGTCGTGGTGTTGCCCACGTTCTTGATCTTCGACTGCCAGAACGTCCACGTCGCCTGCGCGATGCCACCGTAGGTCGCCACAGCCGTCGGGTCCAGGGGAACCGCCGCATTCAGGCCGGTGATTTCCTTGCCGCCCGAGCCGGTGCCGTCAGAGTAGAGGCCGCCGCAGATCAGGTTCGCCATCGTGGACTCGGCCACGTTGATGCGCTGCTCCAGCAGGTCGATGAACGCTTCCTTACCGGAGTTCTGGAGCTGCTCCAGGCCGGAGATCGTGACCGGGCAGGCAGCCTGCTTGAAGTCGTACTGAGCAGCCGACAGGACGTCCTGCGCCGCGACCGGCAGCAGGTCATAGCCCGAGTACCATCCGGCGTTGCCGTTCTCAGCGAACGACAGCTCCTCGTAGATCAGGCGTCCGCCGGAGACGGTGCGGATGTTGCCGCGCTGCTCGAGCTTCTTGAGCAGAGCGTTGTTCTTAGTGACGTTGTCGGCGATGCGCCGCGACCGATTCTCGATGGTCGTGGCGATGATATCGCTCACATTTGGAAATGCCATGAAAAGTTACCTCAAGTTGAAGAAATGAAAAGGCCATTTGCTCCGAACTTGAGGTTTGCTTCCCGAAGGCTGAGCATCCTAGTTCTGGGGCTGATTATACGCTCGTTCTTAGCGATTTGCAACACTCGCAAACGCGCTCTCGATGTCATCCCGCAAGCTGCCTGATTTACCAGTCGGTCCGCCCTGCGGGGGAGGAGAACTTGGCAGGCTCGCAGCCGCCTCGCGCTTCTTCGCCGCCGCAGCCGCTTTGCGAGAATCAATGACTGACTTCACTTCAGGGGTCAGTAGCACAGCCTGATCGTACGCCTGTTTCAGCGTTATGCTGCGACCGCGCTTGGTTGCCACTTCCATGAGGTCAGCCATCGTCTCTCGCACATCGTCGAAGAACTCATTCTCGGGAGCCGCTGCGAATGCCTCGATCTCAGTCATGACCTCGCTACCGGTCGCTTCCTGTCGCTTTTGTTTCAGCGATTTGACTTCGCTGATGAACTCGTTGACAGGCTGGAGTCGCTGGTCAAGAAGGCGCTGAAGCTTACTGTCCTCGTCGGGAATATCTTCCCCGACCAGCGCAGCATCCAAGGCATCGATCGGAATCCCGAAGTTCTTCACCATGTTGGCGACAAGCTGCGCCTTCTGTACGGGAGACCCCATACGAAGCATCGCAGCCGTGGCAAAGAGCTCGCTCGCCGCAGTAACCGGATCACGGTTCTCAGCCCGAATCATAGCCTCGAATGGGCGAATTGACTCGGTGAAGTGCTCCGCGAGCTTGCGTTGCTGCGCGGTCTGCTGAAGCGTAAGAGTGATCTCACGCTCGCGGCGAACGACTTCCTGCTGCACATCTGCAGGAAGTTTGGACCAGTGCTCCCGAGAGGCTGGCTTCCAGCTTTCGGGCGCTCTGGTTGTAGGCCGAGGTTCAGGCGGCGGCTCTTCCGGTTTGGCTTCAGTTTGAGCAGCAGTCTGGTCCGGCGTGTCCTTTTCCGCCTGAACCTCAGTTTCTTTGTCTTTTACGAACCGTCCTTTTTCTCCGCGCTTTCGCTCACCAGAAGAGTCGGCAGTGGGCTCATCGGCTCCTGTCGACTTTTCGGTGGGCGCGGTATCCCGTACCGGCTCCGAGGGGTCCGTTTTGGATCCCCCTGTTTCCTCTGATGCGGCTGGAGCGGGGGTGGTCCCCACTTCTTCATATGCCGCCTCCAGCGTTTCTCTCAGTGTTTCGTCACCCATGTCTGCTTCTCCTATTTATTGCGTCAGCGATGTCTCGCTTACGTTGTTCGCGCTCTCGTTGGTCGCCTCCAGAGAAAAAGGCCTCGCGCTCTTTGGCCTGCTCTCTCCACGCTCCTTTGAAGTCGTCAACCGTAGTCAGGTTGTTCCGCTTCATGTATTCGCGGTGTTTCTTCCGGGAGTCAATCACCGTTCCGTCCGGTGCCGTGAACGGGCTGCCCGAGTAAACGCGGTCGCTAAAGCGCCAGCCGTCACCAGAGCCATCCACACGGCGAGGTCCAGGACCCTCGACCATCTCTCCAAGAGTCTCATCATAGTGGTATGTCTTACGCACCATTGTTCTTGCCCTTCGGCTTCTGCGACGCCTGCTTGGCCTTGATCTTAGCCATCTCTGAAGCAGATTGAATCTTCTGCTGTCCGGCTACTTCAGCGTGCTCGAGTTGCAGCTCGCCCTGTTCCCGCTGGAGGGCCATATCCATGACCTTGCCCTGCATCTCCATCTGCTGCTTCTCGCGCTCCATACCGAGCTTGGCCGCAAGCATCTGGATCTCCATCTGCATCTTCTGGACTTCAAGGGCGTGCTTCTGCTGGTCCTGCTGCATATCCATCTGGAACTTAGCCTGATCCATCTTCATCTCGGCCTGCATCTTCTGCATCTCGAGCTGAGCGTCCATCTGCGCCTGCTGCATCGCAGCCTGCGCCTTCATCTTCTCTGCGGCTACCTTAGGATCTTCGGGCTTTGGCTGGCTCGCCTGCTGTTGGACAGCCTGCATCGCCTGAGTGATGGCGCGGTCCAAAACACCCTCGATCTGATTACTGCCCTTGAATCCGGCCAAGCCCCACTTGAGGAGTTCGAGCAGCGTGGGTGTGACGCTCTGGTCAAGTTCTGCAAGCGGAGCCGCCGACTGCATGAACAGTGCGAGGGCATTGATATACTCCGTGCGCTCTTGCTTGAGCTGTGCGTAGTCGATCATCGCTACGCTTTCTGGGCGCACGTTGACGCGCCACAAAACATCGTCTGGGTTCTTGATGAGCTCTAAAGCCTGCGGCACGAGCTCTTGATCATTCATATTCGCCACATTCGCCTGTTTGGCGATAGTGGCGACGTCGTAGTGGCGGGAGATGATTTCTGCCTTGATACGCTGAAGGTCAGACGCAAATTCGGCGAACATATCCTGCATCGCCTGGATGCGGACGCTCGCGTACTTACTCTTCAGTTCCTGAGCGCCCTTCGTCTCTCTGGGGTCAGTGGCCCCACGCAGAATGTCGCTCATACCCGTCACTTGGTAGAGCAGATTGATCTTCTCAGACAGCTTCTGCGTTAGGATATTGATGACGTTGGCGATGGCCTCCACCGGAAGCCAGTCTACGACGCCTTTCAAGCCACCCTTTTCGGCGAACGCTGCCCACGAGTCTACTGGAATCAACTGGTTCTCAGTGGCCTCGTTCATCATGCGCTGAACGCCGTCAGCATTCTTATCGTACGCGCCGACTGCCTTACATGCCTTCGTCAGTCTGGAGATGCGGGTCTCCAGTTCGTCAATCTCGAGGTACAGGTCCTGGGCGAACAAGTAGTCCGGCTTCGGCATGAGTTTGCTGGTCGTGACATTAGCCATCATCGGCTGCGGACACGGCAGGAAGTTACTCAGCTTCAGTGGGTCGTCCTTGGTTTGAATCAGCTTCTTGTAGCCGAAACTGAACCAGTAGACCTTCTTAGTCTCCTTACACCAGACTTCCCAGACCTCTGAAGACTTCTGGGGGTCCGCATCTTTCTGCTCAGAGTCTATTTTCTGGCTCTTGTAGTCCAGGGCCTTCGCGATCTCCTTACCGAACCGCTTTTCGGCCTTTTCCTCAGAGAGGTAGGTGCGGAAGGCCACCCACCGGACTTCTTTCCACGTCCTGGAAAGGGACCACATCACGTCCTTCCAGTGGGTGTACTCGAAATCTACACTTTCTTTCTTCAAAGTGTCGTCTGAGTTGAACTCTGCGTCGTACCGGGCGCGGCAGCAGCCGAGGCCCGGGATCAAAAAGTCGTCCAGCGCGTTGCGCAGGGAGTCTTGGAACGAGTCGGTGGTGAGTTCGATGTCGTTATTCAGCATTCTGCCGAATATCTCGGCTGCAACGCGCCCCACGTCGTCATTTTGGTCTTGGAACCGGCGGTCAACCTCTACCAGAGGAGTCTGCCCGTAGAGCATCGAGCGCAGGGTAACGACATTAGCGTGGAAGAGGTTCAGGTGCTGCCGCGTGGTGGAGTCGTCCTGCTCCTCGTCTAGGAACCTCTTGTTGACCTTGTCTCCTTTCTCATGGAGTTTCTCTTTGAACTCCTTATAAGTTACGGAGAGTTCGTCGTTCCAGTACTCGTAGGAGCCTAGATCCGCTGACTTTTCGCTGGCTGGCATATCCAGAGGTCCTCAAGGGAGAAGTTGTAGGTCGACGAGGAAACTTTAGGTGACTCTGGCGTGGCTGGCACTATAGCATGTCGGGCCACTAGAGCAAGACCACGAAATGCGTCCGCACAATGCGACGTCCAGTCGTGCATGGGGGCATCTCTAAAGACCTTGGCTTTCTCATCGTACGATCGCCGGTAGGACCTCAAGGCAGAGACACCATAGCTGACTCGATCATTCTCAAGATTCCACCGCGCCTTCGGAATGATCATACGCGCAGCATCAATGCCGTGCTGAATTGCGAGTTTGGGTGCGATCCGTACCGGAAATTCTTCCGCCAAGAACTGTTCGATCGTGCTGCGACCTGTCTGAAGTGACTTCGCTATCGCGTCATGGGGCAGCCAAATCGTGTCGAAATCGTACGGCTTGGATCTAAGCAGGTTGAAATAGTAGCTCAGGGGCTGATTATCGGCTTCTTCAAAGTCGATGATATTTGGCCCGTCCGGATGTTCCTGCCAAAACCAGAACGCAGTGGAGTCTGTGTACCCAAGATCCGCGCTGGCAAAGACCGGCAGGGCCGGATCTGGCCGAGGCCCCTGCATGGGCGTCTCTAATAGAGCCGCGTAGTACGCTCCAGTGATTGCCGCCGTAAAGTCACATAGGAACTCTTGTCGGAACTGCTCGTCCGACATCTGTTTGCGGAATTCTGTGATGTCCTTTTCGTCGAACAGGTTCGTTTCTGTAATGGGCAGCGTAAGTGAGAAGTTGTCGGCGTCCTGTGAATACGACGTGTGTACGTCATAGAAATGGTTCATTCCCTTTGGGGTGCCGATAAAGACCGCCCACCCCTTGCGGTCCACTAGCGTCGGCAATATGACCTCGCCCCACAGGGATGGCCGCATGTCTCCGTACTCGTCCAGGATTACTCCGTCGAAGTACAGGCCGCGAAGGCTGTCGGGGTTGTCCGCACCGAAGATGGTAATCTTGGCCCCATTGATGAGCTCGATGCTTAGTTCTGATTCCTTAATCTTCTTCGAAATAGGGCGACAAGCATCCTTCAAGTAGAGCCACGCGATTTCTTTGCCCTGCCGGTAGGTGGGGGCGATGTAGCCGTAGCGCGGATGCTTCTTTCGGTTCCGTATTGCTTTGACCACGATGTCGTTGACGCACGCCACCGTCTTCCCGCAGCGGCGGTGCGCCACGATGGAAGAGAATCGAGAACGTCTAGCGTGGAACGGAATGAAGAATGGACGGGGCGTGTACTCTAGACTGATATCAGTCACGGCGTCACGTCCTCATACTCTCCGTCGAGGGGCGAAACGGGGATAGCGCTCCGAATAACGATCTCCCCCGAGTGCTCGAGCTGCTGCGCTCCTTGCAGTGTCTTGGCGTAAATTTTCGTGAAGAACTCGCCGGGGTTGTTGTGAGCCCAATGGGCGAGTCGAGGGACCCCTCCGATGAGATCGAAGGCGTCGTCTACTGCGATGTTTGACCGACCAGCCTTCCGCCGGGGGCCGTCTAGTCTAATAGAGGGGTAGCTCTCGCGCAGCGTTTCGAAATCGAAGTCTGCAGGGATGGGTAGATCTGCCATGCGCTGCATTCTGCCACCCCACAGAATGAGAGACAAGAGTGACTTCTTTGATTCTTAGTGACTTCTTTGATTCGTCGAGAATCTGTGGGTGGGTCCGGTGAGCGTGTTAGTGCTTGTGCGTTTGGTCTCTCCCCGGGGGGTGTCTTTTTCCTGTGTTTCCATACATCACTGTTCATCTCACCATCACTGGTCGTCTATACATCACTGTGGATTTCCGCAGTGAAGGCGCTGCATACTCTTAGCAAGTGAACACTACTACGCAGTGAGCACGGCGAGGCACTGCCCACCGCCGGGTTCTGCCCTCTACGTACTTCTACGTACGACCCCAAATCTGGCACGCATCTTGCTTCACCCGCGCCCCATGCCTGGATGCAATCACCGTGCCAATGTCCCCCATGCAATCTCCATGCCAATCCTGCCCCGAGCGCATTGCGTCTTGTACGTATGGTATCCGTAGCTAGGAGGCCCCATCCTATAGGTGTAGGGTAATTCCGCCCTACATAGCAAGTGGAGTAAGTCATGTCAAAGCGCAACGAAAATCGCAAGCCTGTAGAAACCCCTACGCCGGAAGTGGAAACCCCTACGCCGGCCGAGCAGCCTACCGCCAGCGTGCAACTCGTGGTCCTGTCCGACAAGGGCAAGGCGCACCAGTTCCGGCCCGGCAGCCAGCGCGACGTCTGGTACACCAGCCTGCGCGCCTACGAGGGCAAGCCTCTGGCCGACTGGCTCACGGCAGTGGCGGCCGAGGTTCCCATGCAACGCCAGAAGCCCGACCACAAGAGCAGCCACAAGGGCGGCGGTGGGTTCCTGCGACGGTTCGCACGGGAAGGCCTCCTGGCATGGCGCAGCGAATAGGTAGAAACCCCTAGGACGGGTCGGCTCGGGGCGCGCAAGCGCCCCGAGTCGTCTTCGGACCCGACGAGACGAGTTCTCCCGAGTTCTTGCGAAATCGTTTGACGGCACGTCGAATTTCTCTGTTGCTCTGTGAACTTACTCTGGGCTGTAAAAGTTTCTACGTCTGTCGAACCACCTAGATTGCATCCAGTATAACGAGCAAGTGGCATCCTAGTTGGACGGTTAGACCGATCTTGGGGCGGTCAGAATGACTTCGCGGTAGGCAGGTAGTCAGGTAGTCAGGTACTTGCCAAACCTTTCCAGTATAAATCGATACCCTTGCACATATATATGTAATTTACCTGACTACCTGACTACTTTCGTTCTAAGCCTTTGTTTTACAAGGCAAAATCGGGTAGTCGGGTACCTGACTACCACCTGACTACCTCCCGACTACTACTGGCTCCATACCCGTACCGGAACCCCCTGGACCTTAGCTTTCTTCTGTGAGTACCCCAAAGAGCGCATATAGTTCGCTATTTCTTTGGCCTGCTGGCCACCGCCCACCCGCGTGGGATCCAGTCCCATCGCCCCATAGAGCTGCACACTGGTGAACTTATCAGCAGCGCCTTGTCGCTGGAGAATAGCCAGCCCATTGTCCACCATAGCATTCAACATGCTTTCGACCACGTATTCTTTTGCAGCTTCGGCTGCGCCCTCGATCTCCCAATAGCGCACCCCGCCGCCGATGTAGCGAGCCCAAGCTTCCGCCCAGAGCTGCCCGACTTCGGTCTCGAGACTCTCAAAGTCAAGAAGCTTGGGGACCTGGACAATCGCGTAGCGTCGGTAGCCGCTATGATCCTCGGTAAGGAACGCAGGGTTGTTCCCGCACCCGTAAAGAACGCTGCGCCGGGGATGAAACTCGACCGTGGCCCCGTAGGGTTTGCGAAAAGCGTCTTCACAGCAGGTGATCATCGCTTTGAGAGTACTCTGTTCCCGCTTCGCCATACCGTCCAACTCGTCATACCCGACGCACAGAGCAGCATGGAGAAGCATCTTGGCGTCCTTGCCCTCGTCGTGACCATAGACGATCATGTTATTTCCTCTGAACATGATCTCCGGCATCGTGGTTTTGCCTGTCGCTTGTGGCCCGATCACGATAAATATCCAGTCTATCTTCGTACCGGCTTTGTCCAGACGAGCACAGGACGATATGAGCCATTTGGCCGCCACTTCGCGATGGTACGGTGTGTCCTCTACTCCCCAATGGCGAACCATCCACGTCTCTAACCGCTCCTTGCGGTCCCAAGTTTGCCTTTGGATCCACTCTAGCATCGGTGATCGTGCATTCTTTTCCGCAAACGCGCCGATACACGGTGTAATGAGTTTATGCGATACCTTGTCGAACCCAAGATTCCTCTGGAAGTAGTTGGCAATCTCCATCTCGGTCAGCCCTGCCCGAGTCTCTTCCTCCCCAATGTACACTCTGCTGTTATCCAGATTCTCCCATATGGTTGGAAAAGCCGGGTGGTTCTCCATGATGGTCATTATATTCGCGCTGTGCTGGTGGGCGATCTTCTTATTGTCTTTTCCCACGACTTGGAACGTCAGATTGTACTTAGAGATGAGTGCATCACCTGTAAGAACCAACGCTTCTGGGCTGATGCGTGGTAGATCGTCAAACTCTTCACGAGTGCCTCCGGCCACGAGCCAGTCGTCAATCTTATCGGGCATTTGCACGATTTCTACCGAGCAGCCCCGCACCTGTAATTCGCTGGCCAGCGCTCCGTACGATCTACTGATGTCATACCGCATAACATCAGCATCGGGGATGATAATGACTCTCTTACCAACACATGCGGAAAAGATCCACTCGTGGTTCCACATATTGCATCCGCCGATGCCAATGGCGTCCAGCCCCAGATGCTTTATGACTGCGATAGTCTTCTTCTCACCTTCGCAAATCGCTATCGTGTCCGCATTCCTCTCGTAAGGAGGAAGATATGGCAGATTGCTAGGGAGACCCAGACTGGCCAGCATGTCCTTCGTGGGTTGGAAGTACCGCTGGCCCTTTAGATTCGGTTTCAGCTTAAAGCGAGTGCGAAACATCGCTACATGGCCTTCCTTATCTACGATAGGTTGGCCATCTGGATAGAAATACGGGATTAGATATCCACATTCAGCTTCTTTAGGCTTGTAGAGCATACTGTGAGTGTATGCGTGGAGATCAATGGGCTCCAGACCAGACTTCGCCAAGTCTTCGATCATGAAATCAGATCCACCCGTATTCGGTTTGATACCGAATGCAGAGGCTGTCTTCGCGTTAACGTCTGGAGGGATTTTAAATGGGCGAAAGTTGACTACGCCCATGTTTTACTTCTCAGCTTTTGTTCCATAGTTGTTACTCCGTGCCAATCATGCTAGACTATGCCCTCTATAGGGCTACTCCGGCCTCGCCCCCAAGGAATGCGACTTCTTGGGGGCGATTTTCTGCCAGCGGCCTGCCGGTGTCTTTCAGTATAGCAGCAAATAGCTGACCCGGCAACTTCGGTCTTGCTTCTAATAGCTACGAAACCGCATACTATAGCTATGGGGTGGATAAGCCACTCCTAGCATAGGAGAAGCAAATGAAGTATCTAATCGCATTCGCTGGCAAGCCGATGCCGACCTTCCTGGACGCCATCGTCAACCTTTCCAAGAAGGACGGTGTGGACATCAAGGGCGCCATCCTCACCTACGGACCGGGCTGCTACAATCTGGCCATTGAGCTGGAAGAGCAGAATGACCGGTACGCTGAGGCCCTCACAATGGCTCTCATGCCCGCCAAATACTGCACCACTGAGGATCCCCGACTCCAGACCGGCAAGTTCATCAACGAGGTGGAAGAGTCATGAGCTACATGAAGAATCAATTCACATCCCTGCAAGAGTTCCAGGAAGAGCTCGCGAGAGCTACGTTCGGCGCGGCCCCTAAGGACATCCCCGGCCACTGCATCCAGTGTCGGGAAGGGTTCAGCCCCTCCAACGTCTATAGCGAGGCTGGCTGGCGCGAGACCAAGATCTCCGGCCTGTGCGAGCGGTGCTTTGACGAGATCTGCAAAGAATAGGAGCTGATCATGGCACGCGACATCGACAAGCGTCTCAAAGTGGGGCGCCTGCTTGTAGACCTCAGCAACGTCTGCCCCGCGACCGGGGACCGCGTTCCGCTGAATTTTGCCGTCTGCTGGCGGTTCAAGGATCACGTAGCCTACACCATCCTACTTTCGTGGATGCGCGGCTACGGGTTCAACTGTCACTAAGGAGTTGGCATGGCACGATGTGAAGATTTTCCGTGCTGCGGCCACGAGCTGGGGTGCTGTCCAGACTTTGATGAGTCTGGGCGGCAGCTCAACATGGTCTGCGTGTGCGGGGCAAAGGTGCCTCTCACGTCCCGCTACAGCATCTGTGAAGGGTGCCTGGAGCTGGGGCGAGAGATGGATGATTACGAGCAATCAATGGCAGATAAGGAGTATGAAGATGAAGCTTGGGACGATGATCAAGATTGACGTGGATGGTACGGAAACGTTCCACCCATCACCGAAAATGGACTTTCACAAGGCGTACGAGTTGATCGGCTGCGACTGCGTAGCCATGATCAAGGTGCGCTACCGGGGCAAGGTTCGCGACGCCCTGCTGGACGACAACGGGTTCATGCATGGGCTGCCGATTAACCCGCGGATCAAGGAGCTAGCCTACGAGTACTACAGGCAACCGATCCAAGATTTCGTCGGCCCCGCCGTCATCTGGGTTCCCAACCAGGAGATAACGGAGTGAAGACAAGAACAGCAACGCTCGTACTTGAGGGTGGGATTTCCCTGTCCATCTCGTACGACTGGTATATCGAATGCGATGGTGAATACACAGTGGTCGTTCTTGAAAAGCCCAACGGTGATCAGGAATACGACTACGAATTGATTTGCCGTCAACCCATCAATAGTGAAATGGAGGCAGAAACAGTCGTAGATAGGTGGCTTCGACAAGCGATTCAGACTTTGGCATCTGGTTACATTGGAATAAGGAGTTGAAAATGGGCACCATCGACAAACAGATTGATGAACGAATGGAAGAAGTTGCGGCACAGGCTCGCTGGTGGGCTGGCAATGCTCGCTTTTACGAGCACGCCATCGAGGACTTGTCCCTGATTGGAGCCGACTGCAGAATCGGTGGGACAGAGATTGCTGTCAGCATGACGGGTGGGAAAAAGGAATTGAACGTACTGTTCAAGTTTCTGCGCAAGCACGGGTTTGCTCCCACCCACCGACCCACCGACAAGGATAAGAACTACTGGAGCGCCTACTTTTACAAAGAGGGTGAAGAGGACGTCAAACCCCTCTGGGTGTCGTTCTCCAGCAACGTCTGCAAGCGCGTTCAGGTAGGCACCAAGATGGAAGAAGTGCCCGTGTACGAAATCCAGTGCAGCGACGACTTGGAGGTGGAAAATGGGCAGTCATAAGCTGTCATTCACGATCGAGTGGTACGGCAACGAGCTAAAGGGGACCGCAGATTTCTATCCTGGCGATCCCGGTAGGCTGTCCGGCCCACCCGAGAAATGCTACCCACCCGAGCCAGACGAACTGGACATCGTCACGCTCACTCGCAACGAACAGGATGTGCTTTTCATCCTTGACTGCGAGATCATCCTAGAGCAGATCCACGAATTGGTCTATGCCTCCCTGCCGACAGAGCCGGACTACCCGGAATACGAGCCGGAGGACAACATGACCGATGTCGAGGCTGATGCTGACACCCTGAAGAGTGCTGGCATGGGAACCGATGAAGACTATGGATACTACGGAGAAAACGATGGCTACTAAGAAGCAAACACGGACGGGCGACCGTTCACGGCGAGTGATGAGCACCCTGACTGCTCAGTTCCGACCGTATGAGCAGTTCCACATTGACAGCGTCAAAGTGGATGGGTTGAGTACTGGACAGGTCGGCAGCGCCCTCGCTCTACTCGCCAAAAAGGGCATGGTGCAGCACGGAGCTCTGCGGGGATACTACTGCCTGCCGAACGGTGGACAGGTAGAGGACTCGGAGATTATCGTAATTGACAATCTGCTTACAGCGATGGCCGCTGCCGAGCCTGTGCTGCGAAAACACAAGAAGGTGATTGCCCTTCTTAGGGAGGTACGATGAGCGACCCGCGCGAAATCTTTTTGCAGCCCGAGTGTTGCGCGGACTCACATTGCGAGGGGCGCATGTGGTGCGAGGATGACGCGCCGATTGACTGCGAGGACGGCAACCCTTGGACGCGCTATGTCCGCGCCGACGAACTCGACCGCCTGACCCGCGAACTGGCCGAGGCGCGGGAACGAATCCGAAGCGCACTGGACGCAATAAACGACGATGACATAGCGGGGGCGCACCTGATTCTTTATGAAGGCGTCAGAACCATCGACGCCGCAAAGGAGGGTGAACGATGAAAGACAAGATCATTCTGCCGCTTGGGATTATCCTCATGGTCATCGCAGCCTTCATGTGGGCGAACGAGGCTATGAGTGCGGGGACTGCCTACCTAGTCGACGAGCGAATTGATGGAGCTCTGAAACAGTGCATCTACAACTACCTCGGCAACGAGTATGTGATCACCATTCAGGCTTGGAATGTCTGCCCAACAGTCGTAGAGGTAGATTAAATGAGTAATCACTCAAACGTGCAGAAGTATGCTGTTGTGGTTACTTCTCCAGATGGTAAGATCTGGATAGTTGGCACCGAAACACAGCGGGGGTTTACCGAAAAAGGAGTGTTCACAGCCCAAGCGAGGCTGGAAGCACACCTTCCCCACGGGTGGTCTTCTTGGGAGCAAGAGATAACTCCCCTGTCTTCAGCACTTGCTTCAAACCGCAAATAATGGTACAATGAACCACCTGCCGTAAAAGGAGAACCAATGCGCAAGGAACTACAAGAGATTCTAAAGGCCGCAAAGAGCCTGGATCAGAGGCGACTGGAACTTGACCGTGAGTCAAAGAAAGTTGCTGCAGAAGTGGACGAACTTAAGGCGCAGGCAATCGTCCTGATGCTGAAAGAAGGGATAGACTCCATATCCCTAGCCGAAGTAACGGCGACCATCCAAGAAAAAGAAAAGCCGTTCATCGTAGATTATGGTCTGCTCGAAGAGTACATCGTGGAGAACAAGGCCATAGACTTGCTCCAAAAGAGACTTACAGAGTCGGCCGTAAAGCTGCGCTGGTCCGATGGCATCACCATCCCCGGCGTGGGCGTCATAACTGAAACTAAGTTGCAACTGAGGTAACGAAATGACTGAGAATACTAATCTGCCAGTATCCTGGGAAGACCAAATGAGGGCAGATGCAAAGGCCCAGCTCGCTAACGAGCGACCGGCTCTAAGCATCATGTCCTTGAAGTCCGGGGTTATGTCCATCGGGGAAGAGCCGGTCCCCGGCAACGAGCTTAACTGCATCATTGTGGCGAACGTGACGGAGAACCAGTGGTTCAAAGACCGGTATGACCCCAATGTTCGGTCCAATCCGACCTGCTACGCGCTGGGTGAGGGCAAGGCTGAGCAACTCGCGCCAATGGCCGAGTCTATCGACAAGCAGGCAGAGGCCTGTATCTCCTGCGAGAAATTCGAGTGGGGGAGCAGCCCAACTGGAGGTCGTGGCAAGGCGTGTAAGGAGCGTCGGCGGCTGGCTCTAATCCCAGAGGACATGAGCGCAGAGATGCTGTTGCTGAACATTCCACCCACAAGCATCAGAAACTGGTCCAACCACGTCGCAAAGGTGGTGGCGACTACTGGAATGTCCACTGCCGGAGTGGTCACCAACATCAAGGTAGTGCCGTCGGCCAAGAACCAGTTTGAGGTCAAGTTCGAAATTGTGGGCCGGGTCCATGTAGATCACATGTCTACTCTCATGCAGCGCAAGGCCGATGCTCTGGCTATCATGCTCCAGCCGTACCCAGAGATCGAGGAAGAAGAGGAGCCTGCGAAGGGCAAGAAGCGTAAGTTCTGATAGCCGACCTGTAGCGGCCGACTACAGGCGTCTGGCCCACGACACGGGCTTTTACAAGGAGAAGTGATGATCGTACTCGATACCGAAACCGAGGCCATTGTTGGCAATCCGGTCGCTTTCCCACCCGCTGCTCATGGTATGGCTTACATCGTCCCAGGACATCCTCCTGGGTATCTTCATTGGAGAACGGAAAAAGCAAACACGAAATGGTCTGTAGTTGGGGACTTTATAGATAACGTACTCAACTCCAACGAGCCCATACTGTTCCACAACGCCGCTTTCGATATATCGGTCCTTAAGGCAGCATTCCCCATCGCCCCGTGGGACCGACTGACACCGGAGCGTGTACATGATACAATGTTCCAATTGTTCCTCGCCGATCCTTACGCTCCATCCCTCAGCCTCAAGCCCAGCGCTGAGCGATATCTGGGAGTGGCTCCAGACGAACAAGATAAACTCACCGATTGGATTGTGTCCAATGTGCCAGAAGCTACTCGGAAAACAGCAGGTGCTCATATCGTCAAGGCTCCAGTGGAACTTATTTCCCCCTACGCGATCGGCGACGTACAGCGAACGCTCGGACTGTACCAGCACTTCAAAGATCTAGTCCCACAAGAGCCGTATGATCGCGAACGGTTCCTGCTACCTGTTCTGATGAAGGGTTCTAAAGACGGCATTAGGGTGGCTAGGGGGCCACTTGAACAGGCCCTGGAGCGCAGTGCAAAGGCGCTGGAAGCCGCCGATGCGCGGGTGCGTACCACCCTACAGGCCCCTGATCTGGACGTTTCCAGCGGCTCCGAACTTGCCGATGCAGTTGAGCGCGCTGGCCTAGTGGACCAGTGGGTGCGTACTCCAACAGGGGAACGCAGCACCGCGAAAGACAACCTAGCGAAGTGCATTAAGGATAAGGACTTGGTAGATCTTTTGGCCTACCGAAGTTCGCTTGCAACGTGCATCGGCACATTCATGATCAACTGGCTGGAAATGTCCAAGGGGGATGGTCGGCTGCACCCAGAATGGAACCAAGTCCGAACACACGAGGAAGGAAAGCGATATGGAACGCGCACTGGTCGGTTGTCTTGTTCTAATCCGAACCTACAGAACGTTCCGACGGAATTCGATCAAAAGATTCCTGAAGGACTACCACCGCTTCCGTTTATGCGGCAATTCCTCCTTCCAGAAGAAGGCCATGTCTGGGCCAAGCGTGACTTTAGCTCCCAAGAGATAAGGATCGCGGCACACTTCGAAGAAGGTCCTCTGCTCGCTGCTTACCTGAAGGATCCCAACCTAGACCCTCACGAAATGGCTAGGATTATGATCTGGAATCTATGCCATAAGTCGTTCACTCGTAAGCACACGAAGATTACTGGTTTCCAGATTATCTATGGTGGCGGGGCGAACGCGATTGCTTCCAACGTGGGTTGTTCGTATACCGAAGCAGTAGAGCTTAAGGAATCTTACTTGATGGCGATGCCTGGAATTAGAGAGCTAATGAGAGGCACTCAACGCCGGGGTCGGATAGGAGAACCCATAAGGACATGGGGTGGGAGAAAGTATTATCGTGAAATGAGCACTAAGTATCCCACGCGGGACTTTTCGTACAAGCTGCTGAACTATCTAATTCAGGGCAGTGCCGCTGACCAGACAAAGCAGTGTCTCGTCGATTGGAATAGTACGAGATATCCCGGCAGCAAGTTCTTAGCCACGGTTCATGACGAAATAAACATCAGCGTTCCAGCAGATGAGTGGCGTGACCATATGACGCACCTTCGGGAAGTAATGAATTCAGACCGGCTGGACTGCCCCATGCTCAGCGAAGGATTTGTAGGAGAAAACTGGCATGAAATTGAACCCTGTGAATAGTCTGTACAGCGCATCGGTCGGTGACCTACTTGCGATGTGTAAGTTAGTTCAAATGGTGACACACCATGAAGAGTTCTACAAGATTACCACGGAAGAGTGGAACGAATACCTGTGTACGAGTCTAGGTATGGAACGAGAAGGTGCAGATGCCTTAATCAACCGCAGCCGTCAATTCGCCAACCGGATACTCTCCAATGCTTGAACTCAAAGACTGGTCATACAGTCGCTATTCTTCGTGGAAAAAGTGCCCCCGTAAGCTTCTATTCTCTATGACAATAGAGGGAGATCGGGTTAGCTCTCCTGCAATGGAGAGGGGCACCGATATGCACAGCCAGATAGAGAACTTCTTGTTGGGGAATGGGGAACTTTCCCCCGACCTCAAATACTACGAAGAGTTCTTGGCTGACCTAAAGAGAGAGGGCGCGGTTCCAGAACTCCCAATCGCTATCGATATTGATTGGAAGATGACCGGGTGGAACTCTAAGACTCGGTGGTGGAGGGGCATCCTTGATTGTGTCATCGAAGCTGACGACGTAGCCTATATCTATGACTGGAAAACCGGAAACGAGTATGATGATCATAGGGAGCAGCGAGAGATCTATGCTGCCGCCTATCATTCGGTGTTTCCAGTCAAGCAGGTACGCGTCTACCATGTGTACTTGGATAAGAAGCAGAACACCACCCGAGTGTATGATGAAGAAGATATGGAAAATCTTAAGAACCTGTGGGTGAAGCGAATAACCCCCATGTTTGAGGACAAGCACTTCATACCAAATCCGGGATTTCATTGCCGGTTTTGTCAGTACAGGGCCGAGGCTGGTGGACCATGCGCGTTCTAGAGATTGATATTGAAGAGAAAGTCTGCAAGTGGGCTGAAGAGAATGGATGGCTCGCCGCGAAGTTACAGTGGCTGAATCAGACGGGCTGGCCAGATAGAACATTCATGAAGAATGGAGTCGTCGCTTGGATTGAGTTTAAGAAGCCCGGTGGTCGCATCAGTAAAAAGCAACACTACTGGATAAACGCTATGCGGGAGCTGGGGCTGAATGTGATTGTCACTGACGACACCTATGTCGCAACCGCCTACCTCATTAATCTGGAGCTAGAACATAGTAATGATTAAATGGGATCCGCACCAGTATCAAAGAAGAGCTATGGAAATGATGCTTTCCCAAGGAGCTGTGGGTCTGTTCTTAGACCCCGGTCTGGGCAAGACTTCTATTTGTCTGGGTGCTCTAACCGTTCTGCGAAAGCATGGGTACTTCAAGAAAGCGTTGATCGTAGCCCCCATGCGACCCATGTACTCTACATGGCCAGCAGAAGTCTACAAGTGGGAAGAATTCAATGGTTTCACGTACTCGATTATCCACGGGCCGGAAAAAGCCGCTCGCCTCCAGGAAGACGTTGAGTTATACTTTATCAACCCAGAAGGGCTCAAGTGGCTTTTTAGTCAGCGTAGTGTACCGGAATTTGATACTCTCATTATTGACGAATCTACAAAGTTCAAAGATACTAGAACCCAACGATTCAGAGCGCTTAAAGGAGCTCTGCCAAAGTTTAGGCGAAGGTGGATCCTTACAGGGACTCCCGTTCCTAACGGACTTCTCGATCTCTTTGGACAAATCTACATTCTCGATAGAGGCAGAGCTCTGGGACAGTACGTGACTCACTACAAGAATGAATTTTTCATGCAGACGGGGTGGTCTAAATGGAACTATGTGCCGCAGCCAGGAGCCTTTGAACGAGTCATCGGTAAGATTAAACCTCTTGTCTTGCAGCTCAGTGCTGAAGAGTACTTGGACATGCCGGAGCTGACATATCACAACGTGGAGGTAGAACTGCCCTTCGAAGCAGAAGCGATTTATAAGAGCGTCGAAAGCGACTTTGTGGCCATGATGTCCAGTGGCTCTATCGTGGCGGCAAACGCTGGAGCCGCAGGTACGAAGTGCCGCCAAATCTCCAACGGTGCAGTCTACTACGAAGAAGGCAACTGGAGTCCTGTCCATGATTCCAAACTAGACGCATTAGAAGATCTATTGGAGGAGTTGAATGGACACCCAGTCTTACTTTTGTATGAGTTTCGTCATGACCGCGAGCGGATTTGTGCTCGTTTTCCTGACGCTGTTGACCTTAAATCCGGTGATGTTGCCGAAGTGGTTGACCGCTTTAATCGTGGTGACATCGGGCTCCTTATCGGTCATCCAGCTAGTATGGGGCATGGTCTTAATCTCCAGGGTGCTTGCCATCATGTGATCTGGTTTGGTATCACCTGGAATCTAGAACACTACGACCAAGCGATAGCGCGAGTGTACCGGCAGGGGCAAGAGAGCAGGCATGTCTATGTTTATCACATAGTGTCCAAAGGCACGCTAGATGAGCGGGTTCTTAAGGTGCTCGGTAAGAAAGACAAAACGCAGCAAGACTTGCTGTCGGCCCTACGATAATGGTATAATGAGACGCTACCCGCCCTAAGGAGTATTGCTTGCAACTAGATATCGTTGTTTGGAGTTATCCCGAAGAAAAATCGATGATTGCTGTTCCACTTACGGGGAAAGGATGTAGAGCTCTAATGAAGTACATGGTACAGGTGGGATATGTGAATCCCGTAGAAAAAGATGTATTTCTTGGAGTGTGTCCTTTAGAAGTGGGGCCGGAAGAGTTTACCAGATCCATAGATAAGGAGGTATCCGTTTTCCTGTACCAAGAGGAATCGTCTTTACTGTTTGACATACGTTCTATGGCGGTTTCCCGCTTGCAATGAACGTAATCCTTTGCTATATTGACCCAACTGGCGACAGGCCAGTCAAACCCAAAATAGGAGAATACGATGAGCAATCCTTTGACCCCTCCCGCTGTCAAGACCAAGACGGACAAGCCCCTGACTCCCCCGGCTGTCGGCGAAAAGCCGGTGAAGGCTCCCAAGGTCAAGGCCGAGAAGGCCCCGGACGACCCGAACGCCCCCAAGAAGGAGCGCGCTGCTCGCAAGGACTACGGATACTCCAAGGACAGCATTATCCGTGTGCTGAAGTCCGAGGCCGCGTTCCGCGGTCAGCGTGGAGAGTGGTTCGACCGGATGAAGCAGTTCGACGGCAAGACCTGCGGAGAGTTCTGCGCAGCGTTCGACAAGATTCCGAACAAGCAGGGCAAGTTCTACGCCCCGTCCGGCAATCTGCGCGGTGCGGCTCGCCGTGGTGTCATCGAGATGGTTCGCCCCGTGGCTCCGGCCGCAGAAGCGAAGTAACCTCTCACCTTCTGGCCCCGGCATAGTCCGGGGCCAGATTGTCTTCGGAGTAGAAGAAAGATGAAAGTACTGATAACGATATTTGAGATCTGCGACTATGGCGGCATTGTCGCGGGGGTGGAGAACTTGATTAAAGGGTTCCGTATCGGGGGCCATCAAGTTGATCTTGTAATCCTGCGCCCCAACGACCAAGATCCCTCCGTACGCAAGGCCGATGGGCCGCGAGCCTCCTGGCAGTCCGCCACCGGGGGCGAAGCACATGCACTCAACGGATGGTACGGTGTTCGTGTGATGGGGTACGGCACCCCCGAGCGCATCCGCAAGTGGCAGGACTTCGCCGACGGGTACGACATGGTGATCCATGAAATCCCCAACCCGAAACCTGTGGAGGGATGGCACGGAATCTTCCAGATTAGTCCTCCGCAGATCGTCGTGGTGCATGACGCACACTTCCGCGACATGTATCCCCACCTTGTAGAGGTTGCCCCATTCATCACAGCGCTGACCGTTACGAATCATGCGGGCTATCGAGCTTTAGAGTGGTTCCCGGCCCCACGAGCCTTCATTGGCGCGGCACACATCCCGGCCAAGTGGTCAGAGCTGCATCCGTGGGATGATCGCCGCAAGCAATCCGTTTGTGCTCACGTCTGGAAAGCGTGGAAGCACATGGACACTGTCGTGCGAGCCAGCCTGCACATGAAATCCCACCTTGTCCTTGGGGGTGATGGAATAGAAGGTCGGTACATGCGGTCCAAAGAGAAATGTAAGCCGAAGTACGCAGGTCTATGGGACCAGTTCCAGCGCACCGGGCACGAGTGGTTCGGACTGGTCAGCCACGAAACGCTCCTGCACCTGTACTCCGAGTCACGGACCATGATTGACATGAGTTTCAGTAAGAAGTTTGCAGCACTCGGCAATCACTTCAACCGCAGCATCTTAGAATCTGCGAACTACGGCTGCGTTAGTATCTGCACCAGCGAGAACATGGCCCCCACTAATGAGCAGATAGTGCTTTGGGAAGATGGCAAGACTCATATTGCTGTCCCCAAAGACATCACCCCTGAATCGCTAGCAGAAGTCATTGACTGGGTGGTCAATCTACCAGCGTCCGAAGTAGTGGATATGGTCAGCCGGGTGCGCCGAATTCTGCTCGAGCACTTTGACTACAGGGCGGTGCCGAATGAGTTCATTAAGCTGGCGGCGGGGAAACCCGCTGGCATATACCCACGGCTGGAAACCGGCTCCTGGCCGCTCGACAGGCCAATCCAGGCTGCGCACGTTATGGGGGCGGGGCATGGGTAGCGGCTTGCGGGGCAATGGGTTGCGTGCCATTTAAAACGTGTTCGACAAGGGCTGTTTAGCTATGGAAAACCTGCAAAACCTACTATATTGGATCAAAGAACGTGAAACTGTGCGTCTGCGTAAGGAAGCTGGGGAGCCCAAGCCGTGGTCCAATGACCCAGTCTTCCAAGTGACGTACTTCTGCAACGTGCGACGTGAGGACGATAGAGTAACGAAATTCATACGGAGGATGTACTCCCCCTACGTCCGCCACCCGTTGTTCGTTCACAACATCATTCTATCGCGGTTCCTGAATTGGCCCGACACGTTGGACGCGTTGGACTATCAAGACGAGTGGGACCCGCCTTACGTCAAGTCCGTACTCAACGAGCGCAAACTGCTCGGCAAGGTCTGGGGGAACGCCTACGTTGTCACCACCCACGGCATCAAGATGGATAAGATTGACTATCTGTGCGACAGGGTGATGCCCTCCATTGGGGACCATGCCGGGAACGTAGTATCTTCCTCCTGCGCTCACGTCGCTAGCAATCTGCAAAAGATAGAGGGCATCAGCACCTTCATGGCGGGGCAAGTCGTAGCTGATCTTAAGAATACTCCAGGGCATCCCCTACAGCACGCGAACGATTGGTGGGACTTTGCCCTTCCCGGCCCCGGCAGCATCCGCGGGATGGATTGGCTCATGGGAACGAAGGTTACGGCTAGAGAATGGTACCCGATGCTCCTTTCTGTACGCGACACAGTGGAGCACTTGAGTACCGTCGGTGACCTCTGCGCCCAAGACATGCAGAACTGCCTGTGCGAGTTTGACAAGTACATGCGAGTTAGTAACGGAACTGGACGGTCTAAGAGGAGCTACAATGGAATTTAGCGCGAATTCGATCCCCGAAGCCTATGTAGAGGGTCTTTGGAAAATGCGGATTTTCGGGGTACAAGAAGATTCACGCAATGGTCCAGTGTTGACTATTCCTGAACCAGTGGTGCTCACAGTACACAGCCCGACAATGCGAGTCTTATCTGACTCCGTACGGAATGCCAACCCATTCTTCCATGTGCTGGAGACAGTGTGGATTTTCTCTGGTCGGCAGAATCCAACATGGCTGTTCCAATTCAATAAGCAAATGGAGCAGTATACAGATAAAACTCCATTGGGCACTATCCTCAATGGGGCTTACGGATACAGGTGGATGCGTCATTGGGGTCCGCAAGTACCGTATCTCATTAAACTGCTGAGGGAAGAACCAACAACTAGACAAGCAGTTTTGACCATGTGGGATCCAACCACCGACCTGTTTCAAAGAAACTGGAGAGATCGGCCATGCAACACCCATATCTATTTCAGGGTTGTGAACGGTGCATTGAACATGACGATATGCAACCGGAGCAACGACTTTGTGTGGGGGATGATGGGGGCGAATGCAGTTCACATGACGTATCTTCACGAGTTTATGGCCCTCGCGACTGGACACAAATTGGGGCTATATCGTGTATTCACGAACAACTTGCATTTCTATTTGAACCAATACAGATACACGAATGATCTTCTAGAAACGACGACGCTTGATTGGGTGTATCCAACCGACACCTTCCCCATATTGTCAGAGGGGGAGGACTGGAATAGATTCCTATTAGAGTGCAGTATGTTCGTTAATGGAGAGTTCGGTAGTATAACGAGCAAATGGCTGCAAGGTGTGGCTCTCCCCATGTATCGTAGCTACCTAGGGAAAGAAATCCCTGGCGATAATGGGCCGTCTGAAGAGATAGTGGCGGCGGACTGGCGAGAGTGCTGCCGTCAGTGGCTTGTTCAAAACCGTGGGAAGTAGTACAATGGGTGTGTGGTAATTGGAGTAGTCTATGAAAGCAAACGACACACAGGTGGGAGGCTCCCACTACAAGAAAGGGGGCGAGGAACACTGGGACCGCGCTTGGCGGCTCGACTATGACCCTTTCCAATACATCATCACCAAGTGGGTTGAGCGATGGAGGGACAAAGGTGGACTACAGGATTTGCGAAAAGCGCAACACGCTTTGGAGAAGTACATTGAAATTCTTGAAGCAGATGGTGACGTTCGGGGCGTTGAAGTGGTCTGCGAGAGCGACCCGCTTGGTCCCGCCGAGGCCGGTGACGCCGACAGTGGATATGTCAATCAAGATTAATGCAGCGAAGGCTTGGCTCGGCGACCGTTGGCTGCTACACTGCCCTGAGCGGAAACGTGGCTAGGAGATTCACTTTGCAGAACCAGTCTGCACCCCCTCGTCTTCTAGCCTCATTGTGGAGGGGGCTCCATTGCAACCGAGCCGGAGCGGGTACTGGTATCCGGCACCCTTAAACTAGAGGATAGAAAATGAAGAGATTGCTGCTGCTCGCTGCCCTTCTGCCGATATCTGCGTTCGCTGCAACCGTCAACGTCACATGGGTCCAGCCCACGACGTATGAGGATGGATCTCCTCTGCCAGCATCAGAAATCCAGCATTATCGCTTGGCTTGGTCAGTGCGGGGCGTCGCTCAGCCAGACATCATCGTTCCGGTGGGTGCGACCTACACCCTGAACACCGGAACGCTGACAGGCAGGACTTGCGTCACACTGTTCACGGTGGCTACGGACGACCAGGAATCTGAACCGTCCAACACTGCCTGCAAGAACGCTCGCCCCGGTCGGCCCACGAACCTCACCGCTCGCTAAGGGCGGCTTCACGACAACGATAATACTGGCCGACTACCTCCACAAGCTTGGAGGTAGTCGCGCCAAAGCTCCCGTCATTCAGCGGGGTTAGCTTCGGACAAGACGCTATTACCAGAGGGGATCGCTCCACCTTCAAGGGCGGAGTTGAGCAGCCGGACAACGTCAGGGCTGTGCTGGCAATCACGATAGACAGGTACTTCACGGGTAACAGTCTCCACTTTCTGGCGGATGGTGGTGTTCTTGATCTCGATGTCGGCAATAGCCTCGGCCGTACTTTCGGTGATCTTAGCTACCAGCCGCTCCTCCCGCAGTTCCTGAGCCTCCGTAGCGTTGCGAGCATGCTTCCCTCCGAAGTAGTAACCTCCGCCGCCCACGGCCAGGAACGCCAGCCCGACCGCGATAAGGAAGTACGGATTAAGCACCGGCATCCGCCTTACGATCAATGGCCTGCTGACCCTTCTCAGTCAAGCTCATAGTCGTGTACGCGCGAAGACCGACATTGGTCAGCGCACCAAACATCACGAGTCCAGCAGCCCACTTAGGACCCAGGATGGTCGTGATGTGGCTGGACATCAGCTCCAAGCCAGAAAGGATAGCGAGAAACGTGTTGATCCAGATGGTCTTCGACGTGACAAAACCGCGGACGGTAGGATTCATTTAATGCCCATCCATTCAATGGAGTAGTGGTTTCCATCTTCAAAGTCGCCGCCCCACCGGCAGAGGGGGTGTTGCTTCTTCCACCACTCCCCGAACTCTTTGTGATCCTCAGTCTTGTTGAGGTACACGCCGTTCCGGAAGAGGTTGATGTCTAAGGCGAGCTTGCGCTTGTGTCCGCTCTTGGGGTGGCCGTAGCCGAGGCGCTCACCTATTTCGCCGAACACGCGGGGGTCGCGGTACAGGTCCCCGCCACGAGTTCTGTATCCTTTGGAGTGGATATAGTCGAGTAGTCTGGGCAGCAGGAGCATGAAGAGCTCTTGGGCCTCGCCAGTGGTGGTCGGCTTGATAGCTTTCAGATTCATTGGGTGGTCCTATCATGTTCATCACGCTCAAGACGACGCATCACCGCCCCTTGTCGTTCCTCGATAATGGTAATCCTCCGCTCTAGTGCCGCGCGGTACATCTGTTGCTCAAGCCGATCGGCGACTAACTGATCGCTCATGCGGTCAATACGCAGCATCACTTTGTCTGCTGAGTTCCACACCACTCCGGCCCACGCTAGAAATGCTAGGGTGAGTAGAGATAGCAGACCCGCCACGGCTTTTCGTTCCCAGGAACGAAGTTCCTCTAGCGTTGCATCACCATTCATCTACGCGCTCCCAAATAGATATGCTGCTCGCTCAGGTCCAAAGGCGCGTATCCTTACAGTGGTGTCCCCTGCCAAGCTCTCGGAGAGTGTGTAAGTGGCGAAGTCTTCGAATCCGCTGAGCCCTATGTTGACCGCTCCCGCCAGCAAGCTCGCTCTCAAAGAGTCGTAGAAGGTGCCGGAGTACGGGCCGACCACCAAAGTCGAACGATTAACGCGCACGTTGGCGAACGGAACCCCGTTGATTAGAAGGTTCATGCCGACGGGCTGCCCGAGGGATCCCCTATTCATAAGCCACTTGACTGAGTCGCTCCACACACGGATCTCGTAGTAGATCTCCGTATTGATCTCTGGCGTCACGTTCAACGACGCAACAGTAACTCCATCGTGACCGTTGACGTTTACGACAGTGACTTGCGCTGACGGCCCTGAGTACAGATCGCTCCAGATTTGGTTGGCGGCGAACGCCAGCCCCAGAACGACCTCCCCACTTTGCGAGTGACTTGGTGCGTAGCTCTGTACATGGTCTTGAACTGACGCAGGGGTGAATGCCAGTACCGCATCGCCGACGCTGAAGAACCCGAGTAGCTGAGCCGACGTTGGCTCGAACCCGAAAACCACATCGCCAGTCTGCGTCAGAGTTCCGTACGCTACAGTCTGCGTCGCGTCTGGGGCGAAGGTGAGGGCAGCATCCCCCGTCTGTGAGAATGCGTCAGTCGGAAGAGTGTGGACCTGCCCAGTCGTAGAAGTCAGTGTAAGGACTAGGTCACCAGACTGAGAGTATCCAAGGGCGAATGTCTGGGTAGACGACGGAAGTCCGACTAGTTCAACGTCTGGATTCTGTACTTCTCCGACAAGCTGCGTGGACGTTGGCGTCAGTACGAGCTGAACATTGCCCGTCTGGGCGAAATACCCCTCTACGGTCCCGCTGTCGA